GAGCTATTGAAACGCAAAGATTGCCGCCATGACAGCGATGACAATGACGATGCAGATGATCTGCTTAACGATGATCGCGGCCGCGTCGTCGAAGTCGTCGGCGCCGAGTTCGGTCGCCGCCTCGGCAGCCTCGGGATAACGACCCTGCTGGTCGCAGCCGGTGGGGAGGCGGCTCATAGCCATTTATCCTGCTTCGCAGATGATTCAAGCTGCTCAATTCGCAGCAGGGTAATAAGTGCTTGTTTGTAAAACCTAATCTTATCCCTATTTTGGTCCGTCAACTTACTTGCATTTTTGACCCGTATTTTTGCCCCAACTACACCAACTTCCATACCACTAATTCTCAGCAAACCAAGAATCTCTCTTGCTTCTTGCAAGAATCTTTGCTGCGCTCTTTGCTGCGCTCTGCGCTTTAGTGCATCCATATCAAACAACACAGTACCTCCTACAACTGCGGCCAGAACAGCAACACGCCGACAGCGGCCAGCACGGCGCAGACGATGATGTCGATGGTCAAAGCAATGTCCACAGCAGGGCTCCCAGCGCGATGCACGCAATGATAACTGCGGGCGCTGGAACGTAACGCGAACGCGGCTCTGCGATGCCGTAGCCCGTGGTGAACGTGCAGTCGGCCAGCGTGCGCGGAGTGGTGAGGTGGCTGGGTTTCATGGGTTTTTTCCTTCAATAAGACGGGCAATACACCCGCCGTAGTTTGTGTTCGGGCAGTCTACGTCCCACTGGCGGGCAACCCTAGCGCAGCGCTGGCGTTCGGCGGCTGCGCCGTTCTCGCGCTCTGCTTCCATTGCCAGCTTGATTACCAACTTCGACGCCGCCTCAAAACGCTTTTTAAGCGCGACGGCAAACCGCTGGAAATGAGCCTCGTTGCCCCAATGCTGGCCTGCAGTTTCGTTCATCAGGGTGGCGATTTCGTCGTTGGTCATTTGTTCCCCCTTGCGCGGATGGCGGCGGCGCAATCCATACATGCGCCGTTGTAGACAGGCTGCGTCCATGCCGCAGTAGTGTCCTCACACACCTTTGCACACGCCTCACGCTCCATCAACAGCCCCTCGGCAATCTGCGTACCGAGGTGATCCAGCAGATCCTCTGTCGTGTCGCCATGCCCGGTGGCGTAGCCGCAGTTGCGCATCCAGTGAGCGACTTTCTCGCGTTCTGCTGCTGCGACGAGGGCGGCGAAGCGGATTTCCTGCGCTGTCGCCTCGGTTCCGTATATTTCCCGCGCCAAGCGGATGATGTCTTCTTGGGTCATTTTGGTTCCTCCGCGAGTCCGCGCCAAGGCTCCGTCAACGACCGCCACTCGCGGCAGAGTGGGGTGGTGTAGAGGGGAACAAAATCAGGATGAGGCCGGTCCACGGAAACAAACCGCATTCCAGAATCATCTGTCAGCATCCACGCCACCGGCTCCTGCTCCTGCTCCTGCTGCGCCAGTGCGGCGCGGAGGGCGGTGATGGCATCCACAGCCTGCAATCGTTGTCTCTCAGCGGAACCAACGTCGTAATGCGTTGCCTCCAACGCCTCCAGCGCCTGCTGGGCGGCTTCGCGTAGCGTGCTCATTCCGCCTCCTCCTTCCTCTGCCGAGCCTCATAAGCCAGCACATCGGCCAGTCGGTACATCACGCGCCCCTGCTGAGTGCGGCCGAGCCGGATGAAGGCCGGCCCGCGCTGATTGGCGCGCCAGTGGCGCACGGTGCGCTTGGCCACGCGCCATCGTTCGGCCAGTTCCTGCTCAGTCAGCAGGATGTCATTCGTCGTCATCGGTGCTCTCCTCGGCAAACCACCAGTCTTCAATGTCAGCGGCGATGTCTTGCGCCTTGCCGGCGGCCTTGCCGTGCTCCGGGTGGCTCAACAGCGGGAACGTCAGTTCGTAGATCGCCACCAGCAGGCGGTCGATGTGCTCGCGGGCGGTGCGGGCGCGGTCGTCCGCGACTGCGTACATGTCTTGCACGGCTTGCAGACGGTAGTGCAGCGCCGCCTCGGCCTGGGTCATGACGGGTGCGTTCATACAGTGCCCTCCTCGGCCTGGACGATTTGCGGGTCGCCGGCAGGCGGTTCCTGCTCGGCGCGGATCTGGTCAACGCGGCGCGTGGCTGCGGCAATCACGCGATTGCGGTCGGGGCCTTTCGGGACGCGGCGCATGTCCGCACGCAGCAGTTCAAGGCCCTCCAGCGTGCTGGAGAGTTCGATCTGCTCCAGCAGTTTGTCGGCGTCAATGACGATTTCCACGGGCTCGGGTGCGGGCGGGGGCGGAACCTGGCGAGGCGCGGGAGCCATGTCTTCGACCTCCTCTGGTGTGTAGGTGCCGACGACGACGCCGGGGAACACGGTGCGGATGCCCTCAGAGATGCAGCGCGAGCGCAGCATCTGGCGGGGGTAGGACTTCCATGTCGGGTTGCGCGTCAGGCCGGCGTCTTGGGCCATCTTCGTCGTCCACGCGATCTCCACGCTGCCGCCAGACGGGTGCGAGAACTTGCCAACCACGCGCGTGTCGGTGTACTCGCCCCATTCCACTTTGCCGCCGGCAGCTTGGAAACGGGCCAGCATGGCGTCGGCGCGCAGGGCGGGGCGACCGTTAATAACGTGGTAGTCACGGGCAGCGATGGCCGGGTGCAGGCCCTCAGCCTGGGCGATCAGCATCAGGGCCATCGCCTGGTCCGGGGTTTTGACGCCAAACAGGCCCGAGCGGGCCACGCTGACGGCCATGCGTTCGATCTGGTCAACGGGTACAAGTGCGGTCATGGGTATTACTCCTGTGGTTGGGTGAGTTGGTAGCCTGCGACAACTTCTTCAATGCCCTCGTTGACCCCGTGCTCCTTTTCAACCGCTTCACCAATCAGCTTGCCAAGCTCAAGCAACTTGTCGCGCCCGCAGTGCTCCAGAACAAAAGGGAAAATTACATCCCATGTTGTGACCTGCTTGTAGGCTTCTTCGTCTACTTTTTTCCATGCTTCTTTTAGTTGATCTTTCAGACTCTTGACCAGCAGGTCATAGGCTTCAGCCATGAACGTCGGTTCGTGTGTATTTGGCACGGTTGTTCTCCGAAATGGGGCGGTTTCCCGCCCCGTTGGTTCAGTCAGTCAGGCTGGCAGGCATGCCGTCGTCGTCCACGCCGGGGACGCGGGACGCGGCCACAGTCGTCTCGACGGGCGTGCCGCCGCCCATCAGGGCGATGATGTCGTCCTGCGTGGCGAGCTTGGCCTCGTAGCCCGACGATGCGTAGCGGATCGCCTCGGCTGCGCTGATGGCGCGGATCAGGCGGTCCATGTGGTCGGGGTGGCTCACGACGTACACCTTGACGGTGCGGACGTAGGGCCGCTTGGGCTTCTCAGTGCTCATTTCTTGCTTTCCGCGAGACGCCGCAGCGCCTCGACTTGAGTGCTGACCTGCTGCAGGAAAATCGTGATCCGGGCTTCCAGGTCAGCAATGAAGCCAGGGTCACGTTGGATGCGCTGAACGTGCAGCTGCAGCGGCTCAGGCATCCGGGGATCGTAGGAGACGAAATCACACCACTGACGGCCAGTGATCCACATCTGGCCCTGTACCTGCGGGATGTGCTCGTCAGGCATGCCACGCAGCAGCGTTTCGATATGCACGGCGCTGTTGTACGGGCACTTGATCTCGATGAGACCGTCCCAGTCCACCAAGCCATCCGGGCTGCAGCCCGCCAGCAGCGTGTCGTGCGCGACGAAGCCCGTCTCCTCGACGCTGGTGCCGGTCGTGCGTTCGTAGGCTGTGCGTGCTTCGGGTTCGTGATCGCCCCATTGCATGGCGGCGGTGACGTATTTCTGGACACGCTGCCCGGTCAGACGCTCGACCACCAGTTCGGTGAGATAGTCAAGTTGCGCCTGCATGGGGTCGCCTGGCAGGTTGTCTTTCTTTTGCTTTTCCGTCTGCTTCTTCGTGGCAATGGCGTCCTTGAACCTGCTGGCCGTGGCCTTGCCGACGCGGGCGGCGTACCAGTCCGCATCGCGCTGGGTGGCGGTTTCGAGGATCATTCCGTCCGCTCCTCGTCAATGATGCTGATCTGCTCGGGCTTGCCCTCTGCCGCAGGGAACAGCGAAATCTTGACCTCGTTTCCCTCGGAATCGGTCAGGATGATGTGCCGCCAAGTGTGGCCGTTGGCACTGGTGCGCTTCGTGGCAACTACGCCGACGATGCCGTGAAAACTCATGTTGGTGAACATGTCCGCTCCTCAGAAATCGTCGTAGAACTCAGGCTCGCTGCAGGCGAACATCGCGTCCGCGATCTGCCGGACCCGGTGCTCGTTATCTCGCAGGAATCGGTTCTGCAGTTCAAACCGAGCCGCATCAGCCTGCGCTCTGGTGCCGGCGAACAGGCATGCCAACAGGACGTCGGCGTGAGCCGCCGACATGTCCTCCTCGCGGACGTTCACGACGTCGAACGCGGCACCCTCGCGGGCCTGCGAAACAACGCTGAACCACAGTTGCCAGTCTGCTGGGCAGGCTAGCAGGTGGTCGCGGGCCTCGGCTTCGTTCGGGTGATCGCCGTTGTAACCGGCTGGGTACGTGGGCCACGTGGCTTCATCGCCCGGGCCGTAGGTCGTGTACATTGTCTGGACTCCGTGTCGCGCTCGCATCGGCGCCGACGCATCATGCCACTTTGTGCCGCTCTGCGCCTATTGTTGACAGAATTGCGGGGGCATTCTGCGCCGGTTGACTGCCGGCAGTCGGCGGGCTGACACTTGCGGCCCCGACAGGAGGACAAAGTGACCCCCCGACAACGCGACACATTGAACATCGTCATGAACTACCAGCCGGTGACGACGGCAACCTTGGCCGCCCACTTGGGCGTGCAGAAGAACGCGGCAAACAGATACTTGTTGCACTTGAAGCGCGCCGGCTTAGTGGTCGCGGACGCGATCAACAAAAACAATGTTTGGTATCGGGCCACGCGCCAAGCGGAAATAGGCGTGACCGCGCGGCAGGCGTATGAGCAGGCGCCGTCAGTCTGGGCGTATGCGGCGCGGTGCGCCGCGCAAGGGGCGAAGCGATGAGAGGCCGCCGCACCCTGCGCGAGGTCATGCAAGACCACCAGCGCAGCGAGGACACCCTAGCCGCCATCTGGGGCAAGCCGCGGCGGGAATTGCCGATCCCGCCCGAGCCTCAGAAACGCGCCCCAGCGAAGCCCAGCGGCGAACCGTCAGAGGCGCAGATCCTGCGGGCGATCTTGGCGCTGCTGCGGCATCACCCGAAGGTCGCCAGCCACTGGCGGCAGAACAGCGGCACCTTCGCGGAGCGCAACCGGGACGGTTCGACGCGGTATATCCGGGCCAACACGGCGCGCGGCATGTCGGACATCATGGGCGTGCTGAAGGACGGGCGGACGCTTGCCATTGAGGTCAAGAGCCGCACCGGCAGGATGCGCCCCGGGCAGGAGGAGTTCCTCGCCACGATCCGGCAGGCCGGGGGCGTGGCTGGGGTTTGCCGCAGTGTGGACGATGCCGTCAGGCTGCTGGGGGATGCATGACCCGCAAGCGCAGCACCTACCGCCCCCGAGGCGTCAACCCCACGGCGCACCTGATGGCAATCACAGGCGCCGCCCTACTTACCCGCGACGACCGCGCAGTCTGGGCGCTCCAGATGTACGACGCACTCGACTCCGTGGCCCGGGGCAAAGCCCAGCGCCAGCAGTGGGGCGTGATCTTTGATGCCGTGAATCTGGCCGAGGAACTGGTCCGCATGGGCCTGGCGGCAGACCCTGACGGTGTGATCCGTGAGGCGCAGGACGCCTGCGCAGAGATCATCCGCCGGCAGCAGGCGACAGGGACGCGCGCAGTTCGCGCCGGGGAGCTGGCGGCGCTGCGGTGTCTGGAGGCGGCGATGATCGACATCTTGGCCGCAGTGACGCACAGCGAGCGGTTCCGCGCCGAGGAGCGCATCCGGGCTCGGACACGGGAGGCACAGGCCGGCAGGATACCGGGCGCCGAGGTGATTGATCCGGCGGTTTTGGAGGGGAAACAATGAGAGTATTAGTAGCCTGCGAATACAGCGGCACCGTGCGCGATGCTTTCCGCGCACGCGGACACGATGCGATGTCGTGCGATCTGCTGCCGACAGATGTTCCCGGCCCGCACTATCAAGGCGATGTGCTGGATGTGCTGGGCGACGGATGGGATCTGATGGTGGCGCATCCGCCTTGCACGTATTTGAGCGTCAGCGGCATGCACTGGACGCAGCGCGGGTTGCGTGATCCGCAGTTGACTGAAGACGCGCTGGCGTTTGTTCGCCTGCTGATGGATGCGCCGATCCAGCGCATCGCCATCGAGAACCCGGTGAGCATCATCAGCAGCAGGATTCGCAAGCCCGAGCAGGTCATACAGCCTTGGATGTTCGGACACGACGCCAGCAAGAAAACATGCCTGTGGCTCAAGGGTCTGCCGCCACTGAGGCCGACGCAGATCGTGGAGCCGCGCCTAGTTTGCTGCGGGCGCGAGGTGCCGGCCGGCACGGGCGCATACGGATGCCCAAACTGCTGCGGCGACAAGCGGGCGCGCGAGCGCTGGGGCAACCAGACCGACAGCGGCCAGAACAGACTTTCGCCGTCGCCGGATCGCTGGAAGATCCGCAGCGCGACGTATGCCGGCATCGCCGCAGCGATGGCCGATCAGTGGGGCAACGCATGACAACGAAACTCGACTTCTCTGCCCTCGCGCAGCGCCTTCTCATCAGCGCCGACACTCTGGTCCCCCAGTGGCTCCCTAGCGGCCGACGCCGGGGCCACGAGTGGGTCTGCGGCGACCTGGCCGGCGGCGAGGGTGACTCCTGTTCAGTCAACCTCCTGTCGGGTCGCTGGGCCGACTTCGCCACCGACGAGCGGGGCGGCGACCTGATCGGCCTGTATGCTGCGATCCACGAGATCACCATGGGCGAGGCGTACCGCGAACTGGATGACGCACCAGCAGCGCCAGCGAGGCCGCAGCGCCCAGCGAAACCGCAGCGGCAGGTCATCGCGCCGGTCCCCAGTGAGGCGGCGGACTGCGACTGCCGGCATCCCATATTCGGCGACCCGTCGCAGATATGGACGTACTTTGACGGCAACGGCGACACGCTGGGCTACGTGGCCCGCTACGACCCGCCTGGCGAGCGCAAGCAAATCGTCCCCTGGACGTTCAGCACCGACGGCTGGGGCATGGGCCAGTGGCCGGTGCCGAGGCCGCTGTACAGGCTGCAGGAACTCGAGGCCCGCCCCGAGGACCCGGTGCTGGTCGTGGAGGGCGAGAAAGCCGCCGACGCTGCCGCAGGGCTGACGGGCTCGCCATACGTCTCATGCACCTGGCCCGGTGGCGCGCAGGCGCTGGGCCGCGCGAACTGGCAGACGCTACGGGGCCGGAAAATCCTCCTGTGGCCCGACGCGGATCAGGCCGGCATCGAGGCTATGGAGCGCCTGGCGGCGATCCTGCAGCCGCTAGCCGCAGAGGTCAAGATCATCGACCCTGCCGGCCAGCCTGACGCATGGGATTGCGCCGACAGCGGGTGGACCCGGTGGTCCGACGCTCGGGCCTGGATCGCGCCGCGCACGACACTCTGGCGGCCAGCGCCAGCGCCCGAGCCTGCATCGGAAACGCCGGCAGAGCAGGCAGTCGCAGCGCGGGACGTCAGCACACTGGAACCGGCAGAATGGTATGCCCGCTGGGCCTATATGGTCCCGGACGACGGATTTTTTGACCTCATCGAGCGCACCGAGGTAAGCCGCTCCGCGTTCAATGCGCTTTATCGGCGCGTCCGCTGCCATTCGATACACACCAACACCAGCGGAGCGGCACGCAAGATCGAGGCGTCCGTCAGCTTCGATGAAAACCGAGCCGCAATGGGCGCCCGCGTCCTGGCCGGCGCGACCTATGCGCCTGGGGCATCGACGCTCTGCGAGCATCAGGGGCAGGCCTTCGGCAACAAGTGGCGCGACGGCCGGCCCGTGATCACCACCAGCATAGACCCGCAGCCGTGGCTAGATCACGTAACCCGACTAATCCCCGACGAGGCCGAGCGAAACCACATGCTGGATGCGTTCGCGTTCAAAGTGCAGCGCCCCGGAATCAAG